ACGGTCGGCGTGAAGTACCGCTACACGATCCAGGAGATCCGCGAGAGCATGTTCGCGGGCAAGCGCCTTGACCAGCGGAAGGCCGCGGCCGCCAGGCGCGCGGTGGACCAGCAGATCAACATCATCGCGCTCACCGGGGACACCGACAACCAGATCAACGGCCTGATCAACTTCCCGGGCATCGGGAGCTACTCGGTCCCCGCGGACGGGACCGGATCCTCGGCCCTCTGGAGCTCGAAGACCGGCGATCAGATCAACCGGGACGTCACCGGCATGATCAACGCGGTCTTCAACGCCACCAACGGCGTCGAGTATCCTGACACGCTTCTCGTGCCCGTCCAGCAGTACGCGTACATCGCGACGACCAGGATGACGCAGTTCACCGACCGCACGATCCTCGAGTTCCTCCTCATGAGCTCGCCGTTCATCAAGACGGTCGACTGGCTCCCGACGGAGCTCGCCGGCGCAGGAGTCGGTGCGACGAACCGCATGATGATCATGGCGCGCGACGACATGCACTTGAGCCTGGAGATCCCGCAGCCCTTCGAGCAGCTCGATCCCCAGCTCACGAACTTCGTCTTCGAGGTTCCCTGCCGTGCGCGGACCGCCGGGCTCCTGATCTACTACCCGCAGTCGGTCGCCTACGGCGACGGGATCTAAGCGTGCCGCGCGTTTACTGGAAAGGAACGGGCTCGCGGTACATCGAGGTCCCCGGGGTCGGTCCCCGGGGCCTCGTCATCCTCGAGCCCGGGTTCAACAGGATCTCGCATGAGGAGCTCGCGGCCATGCAGGTCGCGGCGAAGATAGACCTCGATGCGGGAACGATCGCGGTCATGCCCGAGGTGCCGCCCGTGGTCGCTCCAGGGATGGTCGACACAGCCACGGAGGAAGAAATCCCGGCGACAGCGGCGCCGCCGGAAGAGACGCCAGCAGCTCCAGCGGAGGCCTCCCAGCAAGACCAGATACCGCCAGCGGAGGCTCAGGAAACCCCTGCGGCCGAGCCGTCGGGATCCGAGCCGTCGGGGACGACATAAGGGGCCACGCGCCCCGGAAAGGAAGCCCATGTTCGTCAGGTGGAACGAGAAGGGAACGAAGGTCATCGACCTCGTCAGAACGAAGAGGGACACGACCATCGTCCAGACCGAGAAGGGCCCCGCGGAGAAGGGGATGGTCCCGGACCCCGAGCTCATGAAGATCAAGACCAGGCGTGAGACGATCATGCTTGGCCCGGGCGTCAACGAGATCACCCGGGAGGAGTTCGCCCTGGCGAAGCCGAGCATCAAGCGCGAGCTCAAGGCACGGCTCATTCAGGAGCTCCGCCATCCAGTGACCTCCCGGAAGCCAAAAGAAGGAGAGAGCGCCGAGAAGATCACCGACCTCTCTGTCGACGACGCGATCAACATGATCGGCCAGGTAGGGCCTCAGGCCGCGCGGACGATCGTCCCCAACTACGGCAACCGCGACACGCTTTACCGCTGGCTCGCCCAGGAAACCCGCGAGAACGTCACCCTCGCGATCTTCGCGCGTCTGCGCTTCCTCGGCCTTCTCTCCGAAATCGATGAACGGGCAAAGAAACCCGATCCGAAGGACCTGGCGGTCGCCAGATCCCTCGTCGCAGAGGAAAGTTCGGGAGAGCTCAGCGAGGAAGACTACGTCGAGGAAGTCGAGCCCGCCCTGGCGGAGTAGCTCGAAGAGAGCGGAGGCGATGAGCGATGCCGTCGATTTTGGACTACGTCAACGCACGGTGCCCGGGGCTCGCCGCTCTCCAAACGACTAACGCCTATAACTTCAACACGTACATGACCGACGCGATGAACCGCACGAACCAGGCGTGGTTCGGCGGCAACTACGCGCTCGCCGTCGCCCTTCGCATGATGCACAACTGGACGCTCGATAACCGCGCGGGGTCAAACAACGGGATCGGCGGGGCGATGTCGGCAATCCGCGAAGGCGGGGCCTCGGTCAGCTTCGAGACGGGCAAGGGCGACAAGCGCGACGACGACCTCTCGCAGACCTACTTCGGGAAGCAACTGAAGGCCCTCATCCGCAACAGCGGGGCCGGGGCCTCCGTGGTCGGCTTCAACAACGTCGCGGCCGCTGGCGTTCCCACCCTCGGCGGCGCCGCCGGCATGATCTCCGACGACGAGGAATGGTGATGGGCATCCTCGAAGAGAGAGACCTTGGCCTGAAGCGCATTCTCGAGGAGACCGAGCACTTCAAGGACTCCTACGTCTGCGTCGGGTTCTTCGAGGGCGAGACGCACAAGTCCCTGGACGGCAGTGAAGAGGACATTCCGCTGGCATCCATCGCCGCGGTGCACGAGTACGGTGTCACGATCACCAACGGCTGGGGCAAAGGCATCACGATCGTCATCCCCGAGCGCAGCTTCATTCGCGCGTGGGCCGCTGAGCACAAGACGGAGATCGGCGAGGTAATCGGCGAGCTCTACAACCGGGTTGTCACCGGCGAGTTCACGGCCAAGAAAGCTCTGCAGCTGCTCGGCCAGTTCGGCGTTGCGGGGATCAAGAAGAAGATCGACACGGGGCCGTTCAAGGAGCTGGCCGACTCGACGCTGCGCATGCGCGAGCACGGCGGATCCAAACCGCTGATCGACACGGGACAGATGCGCAACTCCGTTCGCTCGGAAGTCAGGACCGGCGAGGTCCCGACGGAGGGCGTGGCGTGAGGCTGACCGCCCTTTTCCCACAATTCCTGAAAATCCGAGAACTATCACATGCGGAAGCGGCAGATGATCCCCGCATAGGTCCGGGTCCTTTCTACGATCTCGATCCAGTTGATAATCTCGCAGAGGCCGATGGCATTCGCTTCACCGATCCCATTTGGGCCGTTTCACATCCAGGGGAAGATGGACGCGATTCAGGCATGTCGGTTTACGTGGCTTTCGCTGGTCATGATCCGAAAGGTTTGATCAGTCGGGGAACGGATGGCAATCCGACCGCATGGACAGTATCAGGAACTGGATATTCCGATCTCCGCCTCAGTCCGAGCGTAGCTGTAAATCCGCAAAGTAATCCTCCTGGGTGGCACGGATTCGTGGGCCTATCGGTTCCCGGAGAGGTCACAAACGCATGAGCGCAGGCCAGATCACGCAAGGGCGGCGCATCTACCCGGACGCTGATGGCAAGCTTCATTTCACTCAGCCCGGCGACTATGGAAAGACGGTTGACGGAGAGTGGAGAACACGACTCCCGAATTGGACCGATGAGCTGCTCAGAGAGTGGTACGGCGGCATGGGTGAAGTGCCGGTTGATTTCTCGGTCGGCACGAAGAATCACACCAAGATCGAGCACGAAGATGGAACGCTGACCCTCTCGCCCAGCTACCTCTGGGGCGCTGATTACGGCATGGGTCCGAAAGCGGCATGGCACGGCTACCTTGAGCGCGGCGTCTGGAGGGAAGTGTGAGCCTCTTCCCCGCGGTGACGATCTTAGTCAATCGACCCCTCGGACCCGGCTCCTACGTCAACGGCCACTGGGTCCCCGGGCCGACTCAGGTCCTCACCCTTCAGGGCAGCGTACACCCGGCCAGCGGGCAGAAGCTCCAGACCCTCCCCGAGGGGAAGCGCGACGTCGTTGGTTTCGAGATCTACTCTGATCAGCAGCTCTACGCCTCAGATCCCGAGACGATGACGCCCGGCGATCTCGTAACCTTCTCCGCGTGGGATCTCCTGCAGGACAACAACGGGAACGCGATCGTCGATAACGCGGGGAACAATATCGCGCTCACGCAGGGCTGGCCGTTCGAGATCGTCTGGGCGAAGCCGTGGAACAACGGGCTCCTCCCGCACTGCGAAGCGATCGCCGTCCGCGTGAAAGAGGGAGGGTCGCCGTGAGCGTCGGCTTCCCAGCGTCCATCAAGCTCTACTCGATTTTCGGACAGCTCCTACATGATGCTTTCGGAGTCATTCCGTACCACGTGGGGTCTTCGATCTTCGAGAAAGATCGTCGGGACGTTGATGTCGTTGTTCTTTTGGAGGATGACGACTTCGAAAAAATGTTTGGAAAGCGAACTCCGGAAGGCCCCAAGTGGGACGCCTATTGTCTGGCATTCTCCGCTCTCGGTCGTGAAGTCACGGGCCTGAACATCGATTTCAAAGTCCAACCGCGCGAATGGGCGAACGAGAAATTCGTTCATAACGCGGAGCATCTGGATAATCCGCGTAGTGCCATGACGGGATTCTGGAGGCCGACATGAGCGTCCAGATCTACTTCCTCAAGGATCTCCAGACCGCGATCTCGAACTATCTCACGGGCTACACCGACTCAAGCGGGAATGTCTGGCCCGGAGTGCTGCCGACGTTCTACCCGACAAACACGCCGCCGGCGATCTGGGCCTTCGAGGGCGGTCCACGGCCTATCCCGCCCTACGTCTCTATGAACTACACCACGACGAAGCACATCGGACAGGGATGGCAAAGCCCGGCGGTGCCGCTCCGCGACGATATGGGGAACCTGATCGGCTACGGGCAGGGCGTCTTCTGGAACGAGGACCCCGAGATCTCCTTCCAGGGCTACGGGGCGATCGCCCCCGACATCCTGGGCTACATCCACGACTCGCTGGAGGCCCCCTGGTGGTACGACGAGCTGGAGAATCTGGGCCTGGTCGCGCGCGAGCACACTTCTCCGCGCGACATATCGATGATTTTCGACAACGCGGCCCCCGAGCGCCGATGGGTCATGGACATTTCCTTCGGGATTCCGATCGAGCTCGACCAGCTCGATATCGCGTGGATCGAGTTCGTTCAACTCACGGAAAACTACGCGATGCCGGACTCGACGCCCGCTGCTCCCGACCTGGTCACGGTTTCTCAGACGATCGGGAAGTGAAGGAGGAGCGCGATGGTTCAGCTATACCCGTACGGTCGACAGGGATTCTCAGACGGCTCCTTCAACTGGTCGGGAAGCAACATCAAGGCGATCCTCCTCAAATCGACGTACACATTCAGCACGGCTCACGAGTTCGTCTCGGACCTGACGCCAGCGACGAACGACAACGGGCGGAGCGCGAACCTTTCGGGAAAGACCCAGGCGCTCGGCCTGTGCACGGCGTCGAACTCGAGCCTTGTCGCGACAGCGGCGGTCGCCTGCGCGTCGATCGTCGTCTTCTACGACACGGGCACCGACTCCACCGCCCGCCTGATCGCCTACATCGACGGCATCCAGGAGCTCATCATCCCGGTCACCTATACGAGCGGACAGACCTCGATCGCCTGCGTCGGAGTCAACGGAGCCCCTCTCGGGAACATGGCGAACGGGACGGTCATAAACCTGATCAGCGGGACCGGGCCAGCGACGATCACGCTGAGCGCGGCGTACACCGCGGGAGGGTACGTCCTCACGACGAGCTCGACGGGCTCGGGGATCACCGCAGGGGCGATCTATGGCGGGGCAGTCACCGGATGCGGGCTTCCCTTCACGCCCTCCGTAGGTCAGACCGTCAACCTGGTTTGGGATCCGACGAACGGGATCTTCACACTCTGAAAGGAGCGAATGAAATGGCAGTAGCGATAAACAAAAAGAGCCGACAGCGACTGCACGCATTCGCGTGCAATCTGATCGGGAGGGTCGAGGACGAGACGCCTAAGAAGATCGAAGCCTTCGAGGCTCAGCGCGAGCGCGAAGCGCTCGACCGAGTCGTCCGCCACCTGAAGGGCGAGAAGCTCTCGATCCGCGACATGCTCCGCGAAGAAGCGAAGTGGGACCACGAGATGCTGTGGGCGTGGCTTCACGCCCGGCTCGAAGGAGACATGCCGAAGCCGTACCCGTTCCAGATGAACCAGTCGAACTTTCCGAACAAGATCGCTCCCGCGAACACGGCCAACCTGACGGCGATCACCGCCACCTCGGAAACGGTCATGTGGCCGGTCGCGAGCTTCACTCAGATCCCCGCCTTATCTGCATGGCCAGACCAGGAGTGGGAACTCATAGCGTACGGGATCTATTCGACCTCTACGTCGGGGACGCTGACGCTGACTCCGCGCTACGGAACGACCTCGGGAGGAACCGCGCTCGGGACCTCGATCGCGCAGACGGTTCCGGTGTCGCTCACGAACGAAGGTTGGTTCATGCACGGCTCTCTCGATTTCGTGACGGTGAACAACTCTGCGGCGACTCAGTCGACGTGCACTTTCGGAGGACTCTTCGACGCTTCGGGAGTCGCGGGAACGGCCGCTTCCTCGTGTGTGATCGCGATGTCCTCGGCTTCTCCGGTGACGGTAGACACGACTTCGGCGCAGGGCCTCTACATGGGATGGACTCTCTCGGTCGCCGGGTCGTGCACCCCGGTCAAGATCCGTTGGAGAGTCTGGTAACATGCTCGGCTTCGCTCTGCCCGGAACTCCTCCCGACCCTTCTCCGCAAGTCTCGCGGAAGCTGACGGTCACCGGCCAGATCGCGGATGGAGTGACTGGACTTCCTCTCGTCGGAGCCTACGTCGAGGCGGAGATCGTCAACGCGAGCGGATACCCGCAGCTCGCCAACGACCCGGTCGCTCCAGCAGGAGCTCCGAAGATTGTCGACCAGAACGTGACCGGACCGGGAGGCTGGTACACCCTCGATGCAACCTATAGCGGCCAGGGCATTCAATACCCTATCCGCGTGAACTCCGTCTCTGCCGACGGGACGCGTGTCGGCTCCTCGGCGATCCTCGTGGGGCAGTAATGAAGAATCTGGACTATCAGGCGACACCTCTATTTCCTCAAAACACGCCTGGCGAGGTCCTTCTCCGCGATCCGCGTAAGCTCGATGGAATCGTCTTTCTAGAGGTCCAAGGGCCGTCGGTAAGTTTTAGTCTCTATCCTGCCAACCCGGTGGCGCTTGAACAGCCGACCGTTTCCGCGGTTTCGCTGATCCTGGTAGGCATCGCGACAGACGACGTTACGGGAGCGAATAGCAGCATCGCCGCGGCCCTTGCACAGGTCGGAGTCGCCTCGGCGGCGAGAATCGGAGACCAGGCCGACCAGGCTACCGTGAATGATCTCGGGATCGCTTCCGCGGCTCGTGTTGGGCTCGAGGCCGCCGATGTGCAGGTCTCTGATGTCGGAATCGCATCTTATGCCCGCGCAGGAGCGGAATCTATCGCGGCCTCCGTGGCCGACGTCGGGATTACGAGCTCCGCCAAGGTCGGAGACGAATCCGCGGCGGCGTCGATCGCCGACGTAGGAATCGCCTCGGGAGTTCGCCTCGGGGATCTCGCCGCGGATCCAGCGATCGATGCGATCGGGATCCCATCAGGAGTCCGGCTCGGGAATACCGTCGTCGTCTCGGGCGTCATCCTCGTCCTGAACGGTATTCCCTCGGGTACTCGAGTCGGTGACTTGACGCTTGATTCTCTCCTCGATCTGGTCGGAGTTCCTCAGGGGACGAAGCTCGGGAGTTCAAGCTCGGCGAGCACCATGATCACCACGGGCGTCGCCTCGGGAGCTCGTGTCGGGTCCGAACAAATCGCCTCGGCCGTCGCCGGTCTCGGGATTTCGTCGATCTCAACTATCGGTAACCTCCAGGTAACAATCGGACCGGTCAAGGCTCAGCTTCTCTTGGTCGGGATCTCTGGATCGTATTCGATCGGGAATCTCAACATTCCCTACGTTCAACCGATCGTACCGCCTCCGCTCGCCGATGCGGTCTACGACTACATCACGGCCGTGCTCGCAAGCGCTTACGCGGCCCCTCCGCTCGCTATCTGGGAGTACGAGGGCGCCCCGCGGCCGAACGTCTTTCCCTATCTCTCGCTGAATATCACTGGCAGGCGAGCCCTCGGGCAGGCCTGGCAGAGTCCCGTCACGCCCGGCGGTCAGGCGGTTTTCCTCCCGAAGGATTGGACGGTTCGGGTCAGCGCCTGGGGAGCAGGGGGCCGTGATGCGGTCGAGATCATCCGACAGACCCTCGAGGCGCCTTGGTGGATCGACACGCTGGAGGGCCTGGGCCTCGCGTATCGCAGCGTGAGTCAACCTCGGTCAGTGAACAGGATCATCGACTACTCCCCTGAACAAGGATGGGCGATCGATCTCACCTTTGGCGTTACGGCCGAGCTCGCGCAAGCGATGGCGGCCTGGATTGAGTTTGCGGTTATCTCGGGGACGATCGTCGCCCCTGACGGAAGTCAGAACGAGCTCGCGGCGGTGACCGTCGGGCAGTAGGAGGATCGAATGAGCCAGATAGCTCAGATTGTCCAGGTCAATATCACGCAGCTGACGACCTACCCGCAGATCGCGGCCTTCAACATCCCGATCGTCGCCTGTCCGTTCACGATCGCCTCGACGTCGCCCAACTTCACGACGCGGACTGCGCTCTACACGGGGCTCACCGCTCTGGCTTCCCAGTTCGGAACCTCGTCGCCGGTCTATCTCAAGGCGGCTTCGATGTTCTCGCAGAACCCGTCAATCACGCAGTTCATGGTCGGGCGCAAGCTCTCCGGCGGAGATGGCTCGGAAAACTGGACACAGGCGCTTACCGCGATGGCGGCTGAGAACCCGCTCTTCTACGGCGTCATCGTCTGCGAATCAACAAACGCAAATCAGCAACTTGTCGCGGCCTGGGTCGAGGCAAATAGCCGCCTTTGTGCCCTGGCCTCCGCAGATTCCACCATCCCGAGCGCTACCCAGACCGACATCGCCTACCTGTGCCAGCAGGCCGGCTACAAAAGGACGATGGTCTTCTACGACCCCCTGGCGAACGCGGGGGCAGCCGGAGACGACAATGTCGACGCTTGTATGATCGGCCAGCAGTTCGGCGCAGCGGGTCTTCAGCCAGGGTCGCAAAACTGGGCCTACAAGTCGCTCGCCTCGGCGGTTCCCTGGGCTTACCAAAGCGACCAGAACGTCGCGTATGTCATCGGAAAGAACGCCTCGGCCTACATCAGCGTTTCGGGCGTGTCGATCGTCCGCGGTGGGACGAACGCCTTCGGCGGGTACATGGACGTCGAATGGGGCCTCGACTGGCTGCAGGCGCGGATCCAGCAGAGGGTCTTCGGCGCGCTCACAACGAACGCGAAGATCCCCTTCACCGACGCCGGCATCGGAACGGTCGTCGGCCAGATCAACGCGGCGCTCCAGGAGGCGGTCGCGAACCAGCTCCTCGGCTCCCCTGGGCTCAACGCCGCGGGAAACCCGATCCCGCCCTTCGTCGTCACCGCGCCCCTGGCCTCTGCGGTCTATGGCGCGAGCAAGGCCTCACGGACACTCCCGAACGTCGCCTTTACGGCGTACCTCCAGGGGGCGATCAACATCGTGCAAGTCAACGGCGTCGTGACGCTGTAAAGGAAGGACGACAATGGCAGTTTCCCCTCCCGGAATCACAGCCTCTTTCGTCAAGACGTTCGACATCAAGCGCGTCATCGTCACCTGGTGCGGCACCGCCCTCTCGGGGTGGGCCGACGGGACGTGCATACAGATCAGGCCGGCCGGCCCCCGCTGGACGAAGCACGTCGGGGCTGACGGCGAGGTCGCCCGATCGAAATCGAACGACCTCACGAGCGAGGTCACCCTCTCCTTCACGCAGACGAGCCTCTCGCTTGACTTCCTGTCTTTGATGCTCGCTCTCGACAACTACTCGAACAACGGCCTCGGGCCCCTGCAGATCCAGGACCTCAACGGTGGGGCGAACCAATTCTGGGCGCAGGCGTGGATCCGTCAGCCGGCCGAGACCGTCTACGCGAAGGACATGGCCCCCCGGGTCTGGACGCTGGACACCGGCCAGGTCATCACCGAGGCCTACAACGCGGACTATGTGAACCTCTCGCAGTAAGCGAGGGAGAAAGGAAGGCGGAGCGTGAGTTTCCAGACTCAAGAGAAGACGATCGACGGGATCGACGTGAAGGTCACGCCCTTCAAGGCGGCAGAGGCGATCAAGATCCAGTCGATGCTCGCGAAGATCCTCGGCCCGGCCCTCGGGCGCGCGGCGGGGGCTCTGGGGAACGTTCTCGGCTCGGCGTCGATCGGGGACCTCAAGGTCGACGGGGAAGGCCTGGCCGCAGCGATCTCCGAGCTCGCCTCGAAGCTCTCCGAAGAAGAGCTGCTCGCGACGCTGAAGCGGCTCCTTGCGGGATGCCTCTGCGTCGTCTCGGACGCCGAGGGCAAGCGGACGGTCGACTTCTCGAACCCAATGGTCTTCGAGGACGGCCTGACTCTGGTCTTCCAGGGGAAGACGCTCTCCGTCTATTCGGTCGTTGCCTTCGTGCTTCGAGTGAACTACCCGGATTTTTTCGCGAAGGTCCCCCGCATTGGCGGCCTGCTCGGGACAATCCTCTCGTCGAAAAAGGCCGACAGCGCCGACGCGAGCGCCTCGAGCGACTCGGCCGCCTCGGCGAGCTCGGCCCCGAGCTGATCGAGGAGATCCTTATATGGCGCGTGTGGCTTTCGCCGCAAAGCAAAGCAACCCTTCGAGAGATCCGGGAAGAATGGACGTTCGACGACTTATCGAAAGTGAACGCGCTTCTCGATCAGGTCGAAGAGATAGAGCTCGCTCTCGAGGGCGGCATGCCGGAAGTACCGAGGCAGTGAAGTGAACCAAGGCT